TTAAACGATGAAGATTGGCCCACCAAACCTGAATAAGGACTTATAATGCTAGGCTTTTCCTCTATAGCAGAAACTCCTTTTGCTCAGGCCACTACATCAACAGCCGCACTTGGTTTCTTGGCAGCTGCTGCCTCTCTGTCTACTGCACAGCCTTTACTCTTTGAGGGCTTAGCATTCCACACACCAGCCAGTGTCTCAGCATCTACAGCTGTAAGCATACTGTTTGATGCACAGGCAGCTATTGCCGTAGCTGACGCCATAGCAAGTATTAGCATTAATGATGTTGTTTCCTTTGGCCCTGCTAATGTTACACCCAGTGCAGCAACGGTAGCGTTCACAACGAATGCACTAGAATATGAAGCATTAGCCAATATTATCCCTATAGGGGTCTCTACTACAGGTGTAGTAGATAACTTAAGTGATGTAGATGCACAGGCTAATGTAACTACTGCAGAAGTATCAAGCACTATAGTGGCGTACGCCTTCAGTGACGTAGATGCACAGGCAAGTGTAGTGCCAGCCCAAGCCACGCTAACATCAAGTGTTATTGACTTTAGTGATGTAGATGCACAGGCCAACATAGCTTTTCCTGAGGCAGACGCCCTAGCGATTATACAAAACATTGACTTTACTGCAGAAGCACGTATAACTCCTCCAGATGAGGCCACTGCTGCTCTACTTATCCTAGAAGCTGGTGAGGTCCATTTAGAGTTTGATGCTCAAGCCAATGCTTTCCCTCTTTCAGTATTTGCTGATGGTACTATAAACTCTGAAAACCCTACAGCTATAGTGTTTGACTACCAGCAGTTTGCTGATCAGTACAGTAGACAAAGAACATTATACATAGTAACGTATGAAGGTAACTCAAAAGTACCTCTTACTGAAGAAGATCAAGTAGTAGTATATGAAGGTAATCGAACAGTACATATTGCTGAAGAAGATCAAACAGTATACATTATAGAACAACAAGGTAGCAATACCGTCTATATTGCAGCGTAAGGAATAAATATGTCGTATAAGTGGCCCCATAAAGATAAAGATGAGATGGTAGACTATAGCGTTGATTGGTCTCGCTTTTTAAAAGATGACACCCTTGCTGCTGCTGTGTGGTACGTTAAGGATGCAGCTGGTGTTAAAACACAGGTTAGTAACTCAGCGGTAGTTAATGGCTTACAGTTTGTACAGGGCACATTGTCTGGTAAGGTAGCTACTTCACGTTGGTCTTTAGGTACTAATAACATTAGATACACTATTATATGTAGTATTACGACAGGCGCTGGGCTACAGTATGAGCGCAGCATCTTTCTGCGTGTCAAGGAGAAGTAAGAATGGCATACGACTACATTAACTTAGTTAACGATATTAATCGTCGCCTCAATGAAGTAGAGCTTGAAATTGACAACTTCTCTACAGCTACAGGGTACTACAGCTTTGCTAAGGATTCTATTAATGCAGCCATTAGGCACGTCAATCAGGAAGAGTTTGAGTGGCCTTGGAACCATGTTGAGGAGACTGAGGTTCTTTCTATAGGCGAAGTACGCTACAGTATGCCATATGATAGCAATACCATTAATATGAACACCTTCCGCATTAAACGTGATGCAAATCTTAATGTGGATACCGTTAAACTAAAAGTGTTATCCTATGAAGAATACCTTGACAAGTATGCTGATTCTGAGTATAACTCCTCTACAGATAGCAATGGTGTCCCACGTCACGTTATACGTACCCCTAGCCGTGAACTTATATTCTACCCTGCCCCTAATGCAGCATATGAAGTAGTATACGAGTATTTTCGTACAGGGTTTGACCTAGAGGAATCCACAGACGTTCCCACCCTACCAGAGCAGTACCGCCATACGATCATAGATGGTGCTATGTATTATGTCTACCAATTTCGGGGTGACATGCAGGCAGCACAATTGGCCCTTCAGAAGTTTGAGCAGGGCATTAAACAGTTACGTAGTCTTCACATTAATCGCACTGAATACCTGCGAGACACAAGAGTTTATTACTAATGGCTACACAATGGCAGACATTCCCTATTGAGTTTAAAGGTGGTCTAATCTCTAATCTCAGCCCTCTTCAGCAGGGTACTAATGCTGTGGGTTCTGCTACCATTCTTCAGAACTTTGAGTCTACTAAGGATGGTGGCTACAGTAAGATCAACGGTTTCGAGAAGTATAGTACCACAGCTGTTCCTGGCTCTGGTGCTATTCTTGCATTAAAGGTCATAAGTTCAGGGCGTATTGTTGTAGCACGTAAGAATGCATCTAACGTAACAGAGTATTACTATGGTACGGGTACAACATGGACATCTGTAGGCGCTAGACCTCTATTAGGTGGTAAAGCACGTCATGCTCTGTATAACCTTAACGGCGACGACAAAGTTGTGTTTGTTGATGGTAACAACTACCCCGGGATCTATAATACATCTGGGAACACCTTCACTGCAGTATCTTCTTCAACTGACGTTTTAGGCGCTGAGTATGTAGCTATATTTAAAAACACTGCATTCTACGCTAGGGGTAATAACGTATACTTCACTGCACCTTTTACTGTAGATGACTTTAGTTCAGCTAATGGCGCAGGTACTATAAATGTTGCACAAGCCATCACAGGTCTAGCCGTATTTCGTGATCAACTAATAATATTTACTACCGATAACATCAAGCGCGTTACAGGCAACACAGCCGCTGACTTCCAAGTGGCACCTATTACAGATCGTATTGGTTGTATTAATGGTGACACCATCCAAGAGGTAGGTGGTGATATCATGTACCTTGCTCCTGATGGTATCCGTCTTTTAAGTGCAACTGATCGTATTGGTGACTTTGGTCTAGACATTGCTTCAGATCCTATCGCTAAAGATGCTAGTACCTTCTTAAACAGCACTTCTATTTTTACATCTGTTATTATGCGAGAGAAGGCTCAGTATCGTATCTTTGCTTATGTAGCGTCTGAGCAGCATGAAACAGCCAAAGGCCTTATTGCTACTAAGTTTGTATCACAAGGTGCTTCGGGCATTAGCTGGTCTACAACTAAAGGCATTAAAGCATTTGTAGTTGATAGTCGTTACTCTGGTACAACGGAGACAATATCTTTTGCTAACACGGATGGTTACGTTTATCTTTTAGACACAGGCTCTTCCTTTGACGGAGATATTATTGAGGCTATTTATGAGTCCCCCTATATGCCTATAGCTGATCCACAGATGCGTAAGTCTTTCTACAAGATGACAATATATGCTGAACCTACAGGCAATATGAGCTTTAATCTAAACCTTAAGTACGACTTTGGTTCCACTAGTAACACAGGTCTAATACAACCCCCTACGCAAACCATCAGTAGTACAGGTAACTCTGTTTTTATCTTTGGTGCCACAAATGCTCTATTTAATACAGCGACTTATGGTGGTGAGCTTGATAAGATATACAACACAAACATCCTTGGCTCAGGTAAAACTATATCAATTCGTATTGAAGATAGCTCAACAAACCCCTCATTTACTCTAGACACTGCTTTGTTAGAGTTCAGACAAAACGATAGACAGTAAGGACATATCATGGCAGGTTACACACGTCAGGCCAGTTCAACCATCATAAACGGTAGTGTTATTGATGCGGATGACTTCACATCGGAGTATAATGCGGTTGAAAACGCATTCAACGCCAACATTTCTACAGGCCACAAACACGATGGTAGTGCAGGCGAAGGTGCCCCTATTACTAAGGTAGGTCCAAATCAAGACTTGATCTTTGAGACACTACGTTTACTTCCTAAGACTACTAATACACTAGATTTAGGAACGGCACTTGTACAGTTTAAGAACGCTTGGTTTGATGGTACGGTAGACACAGATGCACTTATAGTGTTAGATAACGCTACTGTAGGCGGTACTCTTGGTGTCACGGGCGTACTAACCGCTACAGGTGGTGTATCAGGAAACATAACTGGCAATGTTACTGGTGCTTTAACAGGCAATGTGACAGGCAATGTGACAGGTGATGTTACGGGTGATGTAACTGGTGCTTTAACAGGTAATGTCACAGGTAATGTTACGGGTGCTTTAACTGGCAATGTTACTGGTAATATCACAGGTAATGTAACAGGAGATGTTACTGGTGCTTTAACAGGCAACGCAGATACTGCAACTGCATGGGTAACTGCACGTGATATTACGCTTACAGGCGATGTTACGGGTACAGTTTCAGGCGTAAACGGCGGCGGTAATATTAGCATTGCAACTACTGTAGCAGCTAACTCTGTTGCGTTGGGTACAGACACTACAGGCGATTACGTATCTAGTCTTGTAGCAGGTACAGGTGTAACTCTTACGAACAACTCTGGTGAAACATCTACACCTACTCTTGCTATTGGGCAGGCTGTAAGCACTACATCAGATGTTACCTTTAATGACCTTGTAGTTTCGGGTGATCTCACCGTATCAGGCACTACTACTACAATAAATACAGAGACTCTAAGCCTTGCTGATAATCAGATTATTCTTAACTCTAACGAAGCAGGCACACCGTCACAAAATGGGGGTATTGAGATTGAAAGAGGTACTGAGGCTAATAAAACACTTGTGTGGAATGAGGCTGACGATAAGTGGACTGTAGGAAGTGAGACTTTTGTAGCGTCTACCTTTGAGGGCGCTCTTACAGGCAACGCTTCCAGTGCAACTACTGCAGCTGCATTAACAGGCAATATAACTACTACTGGTAGCACTACCGTAACAAAAGG